CGGGTTCTACCTTTGCGATCAGCGCGAAAGAGTGCAAGGTAGGCGGCAAGCTGGTGGATGTTAAAGGATCAGTATGCAGCCGGTGCTATGCGCTAAAGCTTCAAAAGCTTCGGCCCAGTGTGGATCAAGGCTGGTCTGCAAACTATCTAAAGGCAACCCGCATGATCGCAGACAACCCCGAACAATGGGCAAAGGCTGCGGCTTTCCAGATCGAAAGGATCAGGGCTAAGACGGGCGAGGCTTTTCATCGCTGGTTCGATAGCGGCGATTTACAGTCTGTGGAAATGCTTGGGGCGATCTGCCTTGTTGCTACCCTGACGCCGGAAATCAAGCACTGGCTGCCTACACGCGAGGCCAAGATAGTTAAAGATTACCTAAAGGCCGGTGGTGTAGTGCCTGACAATCTTGTGGTGCGTGTGTCTGCAACTATGATTGGTGACAAACCGATAAAGGCCTACGTCAATACGTCAACAGTGCATCGCAAGGGGTCCGATACCGTTGGCCATGTATGCCCTGCCAGCACGCAAGGCAATCAGTGTGGTGACTGTCGGGCTTGCTGGTCCAAGACTGTGGCCAATGTTTCCTACCCTCTGCACTAGGGGGTAGGGCATGGATAAGAAAGATATTGTTGACACGCTAGGCTTTGGGCTGGTATGTGTTATCTGTTACCTGTTGTTGTTGATCTAGGAAAGGAAAGGCAATGCTGACTGAATACGATATGCGACACGGCGGCCCATATGACAGAGGCAGCGCAGACTGTTACTATACCCGTGGTTGTGATCCGCACTACTACAGGTTCGGCACATATACCAGTGAACGGGTAACTAATCTGACGGAACAAGAGCTTGCCGCCTACATGGCAGGGTATGAAGATGCAATGCGCGATGGTGCGCGGAAAGATTGGGATTGATCATGGAAACTAGGTTGAGTATTGGTGCCGATATTGTGTTGCGCTATCGTGACACTGCGAAAGAGGATAGCCTTACTGTAGAGGGCATCGAGTGTGTCTGGGTCTGGGAAGATGGATCGAGGGATGCGATAACATATTGGGCTGTTGCTGACTGGATCGCCCAGACATTCGGAAATAAAATAGACTGGTTTTCGATCAAGTGCTGGACGAGTTCGCCTGTAAAAATGGAGAGTGCAGAATGAATATCAAGGTTCGAGTAAAGACTAGCAAGCATGATGCGCGTGTGGTAGAGGTGCCACAGCATGACAAGACTGCAACGCTGGTAGTGTTTGGGTCGCCATACGTCAGGGTCCGCAAGGATCAGTATGGCCTATACATCAACAAGGAAGGCAAGCGTCAGCCTGTAGCGGTGGAGATTGGGTGATGTATCGGGTGACAGTATACGACAAGCAGTCTGGTGAAATGATCTGTTGGTTCAGCACACCACGCAAGAAAGATGCTGACGCCTACAAGTATCGTGCTGAGTGTCTGCATACACGCTGTGTAATAGAGGAAGTGTAAGATGAATACAGCCACAGAGCCACGGAGAGCCTCACACACGGGCAACTCTACCCTGCCGGGGGTGGTACCCCTAACCAAACGCAGAGCCTGCCTACAGCGTGCTGTGGAAGAGGCTGACTGGTTGGGCGAGACACAGAGGATGGAGTTCCTCTACGAACAGCTAGTGTATGTGCAGGATCAGATCGCCAAGGGATACCTCTATGAGCCAGAGTTCTGAGGTGACTACAGAGATTGTGGTGGTGCTACTGGTCCTTCTGGCTGTTGTAAATTTGCATCTAATCCTACCAATCTTACTGCTGCTGGTAGGCTGGGCGTTCAAGAGGTCTTGACAACAGAAGCCAGAGTTGTTACTACTTAAGTATAATCCTATAGGAAAGCTTAAGCTACTATTCCTGTAAAGGAAAAGAACTTAAGTACCTCCTATAGTAGGAGTAGAAGATGGAAAGATCGCACCTACCCTGCCCTTTTGTAGACTGCGACAGCAGCGATGCGTTCAGCTACAACTCAGACAAGAAGCTGGGGAAATGTTTCTCTTGTGGTAGGGGCTATCCTAATGTAGCAAGGATGCATGACTGGGCAAAGGATGAGTATCCTACAGAGAAAGGACATGCAATGGAGACTAGGTTTTCTGTTGTTAATGAAGAGACACTGACCGCTTCGTATCGTAGTATGCGTGGTATCAGCGCAGACACCATGAAGTTCTACGGGGTGCAGACCTACAGCGACAGTGCTGGCAATGACATTCGACAGGTCTACGTCTACCCTTCTGGTGGTCGGAAGATCAGGACACTGCCTAAGACATTCCGTGCTGAGGGTCTGTCGGCTGACCAACTCTTCGGCATGGACAAGTTCAACGCTGGCAGTGCCAAGGCTGTGACCATCACAGAGGGGGAGCTTGACGCACTGTCTGCCTTCCAGATGTTGGGGTCCAAGTATCCTGTTGTCAGCCTGCCTTCTGCCACACCCAGCACCAAGTTGTTTGAAAAGTGTAAGGACTGGCTGGATAGCTTCGACAAGATTTACCTGTCGTTTGACAGCGATGGTAAGTCTGACGGGGTGGCGCAGAAGCTGACCAACATGTTCCCCAACCGGGTCTACATGGTGCCGCATGACAAGTTCAAGGATGCGAATGAGTTCTTGCAGGCAGGGGAAAAGGAAGCTTTCAAGAATGCTTGGTGGAATGCGAAGAAGTATATCCCTGAGAATATCTTCAACACCACTGAGCAATTCTTGTCTATCATTCATGATGAGGATGATAGTAGTTACATCAGCACTGGTATCCAAGCACTGGATGATGTGATCCTTGGCCTGATGCGTGGTCACTTCACTGTGTTCCAAGCGCCTGAAGGTATCGGTAAGACAGAGTTCATGCGCTATCTTGAATACTCTCTGTTGCAGAAGCAGCAATGCACCATCGCTATCTGCCACATGGAAGAGGTGAAGAAGCGTAGCCTGTTGGGTCTAGCCTCTTATGTGCTGGACAAGAACGTCACACGCAAGGACTTGATTGACAATCAGCAAGAGGTTGACGAGGCTATCACACTGCTGACTGCTGACGAGAGACTGTATCAATTCAGTATCGGTGTTGACGAAGACCCTCTGGAAATCTTGGAGCGTATCCGCTTCCTGTCTCAGGCTTGTGACGTGCAGTATATCTTCTTCGAACCGATCCAAGACTTGGCATACAGCAGGCAGGGTGACGAGAGTGTTGAACAGTTCCTGTCTCAGTTGTCCACCAAGCTGGCCCGTCTGGCTGCTGAGTTGAATGTCGGTATCATCACCATCGCACACGAGAATGATGATGGTGCTATCCGTGACTGCCGCATGATCGGCAAGCGTGCGTCTGTTGTGATCAAGCTACAGCGGGATAAGATGTCAGACAATGATGACGAGCGGAACACTACCAGCCTGCTTGTGGTCAAGAACAGACCGACTGGTGCGACAGGATATGCTGGTCAACTGTTCTTCGATCCTGATAAGTTCACCCTGACAGAGAAGTTTGGAGACTTCTGATAACCTTGCAGATCATACACCTGATGTGTGATTTACCGCATACAGTAATATCTTCCGTATTTGCGGAGATTAGCTTCCGCATTTACCGCAAAAGGTAAGGAGAATAGAATGGCTAAGTGGGAATGGAAGACCAAGGCTAACAAGCTGACACTTGAGGCTGACCCTTCTGGTATCTGGCTTGTGTCTTTGGAAGATGATGGGCCAAACCAGATTGCTTGTATACCTTGGCGTAGGATATACGAAGAGATGGAATACTATGCAGCAAAGGAAAAGGCTAGGCTGTGGTTAGAGAAGGGGTAGTAACAAGATGAGTAAAACGCTAGAAGAAAAGATTCTGCCAGAGGAACGGCAAGAGAATATCAATCGCATGTATATCGAACTGGTTGAGACACGAGAGAATGAGGATGGCTCTGCTATCTACAGCTTCGACCTTAGCCCGGATGTCAACAAGATGTGTGGTGAGTTAGGCTTGAAGCTACTGTTGTGGTGTGGTGTCTGTCAGATCGGACCAGAGCAAGCCTTCGAGACTATCTTCGAGGTGCATGGTAAGTATGATGACAGAGACTAAGACAGTCCTGTATCACCATCCTTTGCCTTGGTCCACAGCCAAGCCTGTCATCACCAAGATCACCATGCCTGTAGCACCGTGGGAGAAAGACGATGCCACCGCAGACAAAGAGATGCTCAAAGTGCGGAGAGACAAAGGAGAGCGGTGAGTTTTACAAGAATAAGAGTCGG